CATGATATTATCTCTTGTAGAAATAATCATTTTGTCTGCGCTGCAGCATGGATGACAAAGAAACTTAACTTAGTTAAGAGACAATTATCTATTGCAGACTTTCAAGGCGACGTTCTTAGTGGAAATGCAAATTTAAATAAATATGACGGCATCCTAAAAACTGCCTTTGCTGACGGATCAACTATTGATGGAAACACAAACAACGCAACTACTATGACTATTAGTAATGTATTGGCTAACTTCCAAAATATGTACTTAGCAATTCCAGAAGATTTAAGAGCAGGTAACCCTGACGGAGATCAACTTATTTGGTGGATGCCACAAGCGTACTACGATTTGTATATTATCGCAGCAAGAAACGCTAACCTATTTCATTGGGATGTAAAAGAAAACACACAAAAGTATCACGGTACAGAAGTTATCATGAGACCTACTGTTGGTTTAACTGGAGCAGACAAAATGATTATTTCTACAAGAGATAATATCATGGTAGGAATGGACGGAGATTCAGATGATGACGCAATGAAAATTTGGTATTCAGAAGATGACAGAACTAATCATTCTTTGATTGCATTTAAAAGAGGTATCCAATATAACTTCTCTGACTATATCGTTAGATGGGGATTAGGAGCTTCCTAAGAAAATAAATTAAACGGGGGTGCTTCGGCATCCCCTTAACTAAATAATATTAATATGAGTTGTGGAGCATTAACATCAGCTTTTGATTACGAATGTGACGACAGTATCGGAGGGATTAAACAAGCTACTATTTTAGTGGCTCAGTTTACATCTATTACCGCTAGTACGGTTACAGCAGGAGAAATCACAGCACTTACACAAAGCGCAGGAACAAAGTTCTATCGTTATAAAGCGAAGAAGTTTATTGCTGGAGCAGTAACAACAGAAACACATGACCCATTAACTGGCACTACTGTTTACGATACAGTACTACAAACAATGCTAAACAAATTAAGTTCAGCAAAAAATGTAGAGTTACAGTTATTAGTTTCTAAACCTACGGTAGTAATTTACCAAGACAACCAAGATATTTGGCATTGTATCGGATTATCTAACGGAGCAGAGAAAATGGGAGGAACAAACGGAAGCCAAACAGGAACTGCAGCAGCAGATCAAAACGGTTACCAAATAGCTTGGACTTCAAGTGAAGCACAATATCCTTATACAGTTGAAGCATCAGTTGTAGCAGGTCTTTCTATTGTTGGTTCAGCAAGTTAAGGTTTTTTCATAATCTAAAGAGGGGTAGTGGTTGTATGCTACTACCCTTTTTTGTATATTTATACTATGATAAAAGAAGATGAAATAGGTAAGGAGTATACGGTAACTTTTAACGGTTTAGTATTCACTACTACCATAAGCCAAGACCCTAGCCAATATAAGTTTTATAGAACTTTAGGTTTAGATGTATTTGACTTAAAAAAAGAGATTACAGATAAGCTAGATGAACTTGGAGTAAGTTATAGAAGTAATTCTAAGATAGAAACATTACAGAAGAAGTTATATGATTTTACTAACGAAAGCGCAAGCTAATACTAATCTTGTTTTTACTTTAGAAGAGAAGACAACTTTAGACAGTCCTACTTATCTATTTGCTTTTACAAGTGATAGTACTAACGTAGAATATACTTGTATCAGCGCAGATTTAAGTACACCTGGAGCAGCAAGAGATAGAGCTAATCTATTTACTATAACTGAAGGCGCAGACGATAGAACTAATGGGAGTTTAATTTTAGGTAGAGAAGGTATGTACCATTACATTGTTTACGAACAAACCTCAACAACTAACTTAGACCCTGATAGCGCAGATGGAATAGTACAAAGAGGTTTTATGAGGTTAATCAGTTCAACTTCTGAAAGCTCTAATTATACAGAACATTCAATAGATATAACATACGTAGAACATGGGTAATTATTTAATAGGTCAAAGCGGTAAGTTGATGAAGTTTGACGCTCATAAGCAACCCGTATTTAAAGAAGAAAAGCGGTTTAAGTGGGTTCTATGGGGAAATGATAAAGAATACAAGAATAACCAACCTGCTTACTATGATTGGCTTTACAATTCAAGTTCTAAACATAGAGCAATATTAAACAGAAAGAATCTTTTTATAACTGGTAAAGGTTGGAAAGCTGACGACTTTGGAAGCGGTGCAGAAGACAAGTTAGAAATTAGAGCTTTTGCTGCTAAACTAGAAGACGCTGAATTTACTAGAAAGATTGCTAAGAACTTTACAGAGTTTAACGGCTTTGCTTACGAAGTTATATTTGATAAGGCAGGGAAAAAGATTATGCCACATTATATTAATTTCGGAAACCTAAGAAGGTCTAAGATAGAATATGACGCACAAGGTAGAGAGAAAGACCCTGTATATTATTATACCGCAGATTGGAGCGCAAGAAAGCCAGAAGAGAACAAAGACTTTACAATATTTAAGCCTTTTGATTGGGAAACGGGCGGAACAGATAGACAAATAGTTTATTATTCAGCAGATGAAGACTGCGCTTATCCATTACCAGAGTACACCGCAGCAGTTCCTTATATTGCGGCAGATTATGAAGTAGGAAACTTTACCTACAACAATACTAAAAACGGTTTTGCAGGTTCTTATTTAGTTAACTTTTATAATGGAGAACCAAGCAACGAACAGAAGTCTAAAATAGAAAAGGCTTGGAAGAAATCTAAACATGGAAGCGACAATGCAGGCGATCCGATTCTTTCTTTTAACGAAGACAAAGATTCAGGTGTAGAAGTAACACCATTACCTGCAAACGGTCAAGACGATAGGTACATAAATCTAAATAACCAAATTAGAGAGGAAATCTTTAGCGGTCATACAGTAGACCCTGTTGTGGTAGGTTTAAAAGGTGAGTCTGGATTTAATAACAACGCAGACGAAAAGAGAATAGCAATAGAAGACTTTCAGACGTATTACGTTAGAGGTAAACAAATGATTATTGAACAGCACGTTAACGCTGTTAAAACATTCAACGAAATAAGAGGTAAGTTAACTATTGAGAGACTAGACCCACTACAAGCGGAAGTATCAGAAGCAGAATTAGCTGCTATCCTAACAACAAACGAAAGAAGACTAAGAGCAGGGTACGAAGAAGTAGAAGATGGAGATATAATAGCAAAAGAAACTAATACTTTTATTCAACTATCTAAAGACGAAAAAATTATACAAGCTTTTTCTGAGTGTGGAACTTTAGACGAAAACTTTACGTTTTTAGGTAAAAAAGAACTATTTGCTTTAAACACAGAGGACGCAGAGAAACAAGCAACTACTATGCTTCATGACTTTGCTACTAAAAAGGAAAATACACTCTTAGACGTGCTTAAAAACAACCCAGAAGCAACTACAAAGGAGTTAGCAGAGCTTTTAGATGTAACAGAAAAGGAAATAGACCAAATGCTATTAAATTTAATAGATGAGGGTTTAATAGACGAAGAAAAGAACGTAGTAAGAGATGAAGAAGAGGTTTTTGTAGTTTATAAGTATGCTAAACGCTCGGACGTTTCGGGAGGTGATGTAATAGACACTACAAGAGACTTCTGTAAGAGCTTAGTAGTACAATCTAAGTTTAAATCTTGGACTTTACAAGATATTAAGTTAATGAATAACGGAATGGGCTTAGATGTGTTCACTTCAAGAGGTGGATGGTACACAATACCTGGAACAGATAGACACGTACCATTTTGTAGACACGTATTCGAGGCTCACTTAGTAAGAAAAAAGAAATAACATGGCTAGAGGATTATTTTTCGACCAAACATACTTCTATGAGGAGACTGAAGTAGATGAGAACACAGATTGGAAACTTATTAGACCGTCGGTTTGGGATGCTCAAGAGTTATACATTCAAGACATTATAGGAAGTCCTTTGTATAGTGAATTAAAAACACAAGTAGTAGCAGACACTTTAACTGCTTTAAATCTTACATTGGTTAACGATTATATTGCGCCTTGTTTGTTAAAATATGTAATGACAGACGCTCAAGTTTCTTTGCTTTATAAGTTTAGAAATAAATCTGTTTTAAATGATAGAAGCGAGTTTTCTAATCCTATTGACTTTAAAGAACATAGATACTTAAAAGACTTCTACCAAATGAAAGCGGAAAGATACGCAGAAAAGATAGAGCGTTATTTATGTGCTAATAGTTCAGACTATCCACTTTACACAACTTACACTACTTCAGATGAGGTAAGAGCGCATAACATAGATAATACCGTGAGTGTTTACTTATCAGAGATAGATAAATGAAGAAAATAGAAAAGAAATTAGTTAAATATTATGCTAACCTACAATCAACTAATAAAACAAAACCGAACGTTTGCGGACAATCATTACGCACTAAAAAACTTCGGAAACGGTGAGAGGTATAATATAGTAACTCACAACCAAGAGGCTACGTTTAAATACCCTTTGATGTGGATGGAGGATTTACCCCACACCGCACCAGACGGAATGTATGTAATGGGTTGGAGAATTTACTTTCTTGATTTAGTACCTACAATAAAAGAACGTGGTACAGACTTACAATACACTAACGAGAATGAGGTTAAGTCTAACATGGTTCAAGTATGCCAAGACTTAATAAGTTTTTGGGTTCAAGACAAGAACAACGCTTTACTAGACATTGAAAGAAATTTCAACATTACAACTATAACCGATCAACTAGAGGATAGAGTTACGGGATGTTTTGTAGATATTAAATTAACCCAACCTTTTAACTACAATTCTTGTATTATACCTATGTCAGGTGTAGACCCTGCACCAAGTTCTAATGTAGTTATAACAATCAACGGAAGTACATTTGTAACGGCTGCTTGTGGAGTAGACGAAGATATACCAGTAATAGACCAAGATGACAACCCAGTAGGTTCTAAAGTTGGCGCTAATTGGGTTGTTAATACGGCAGGAAGTCCAGCAGGTAACGAAGTTAATGGAGATGCTAAAACAGATATAGCAGGAGGAACTACAAAAGACTTTCAAATAGAATATGCTAATGGCGACCCTGTAGTAGTTACTGAGGTTTCAGATAGTGCTACTTTATTTGAAGGAACTATTCCAGATTCAGTTAGTGGTATTGCTTACGTTCGTAACGGATGGATAGTTAAAAACCAAAACAATAGAAATTATGATTTAGGTTGGTACTTAGCAAATGACACTAAATTCGACTATAATGTTACAGGAGTTGCGCCAATATTAGACCCAACAGATTCAACTAAACTACTTATCAATAATGACTTTGGAAACTTAAACAGAATAACAAACTCAGAAGGTGGGCAAACCGTTGACGGGTCAGGCGGTGAGATAGTTGATTATGTTATAGACCACTATACGGGTTATGGTGTAGTGATGTCAGATGCTATCAACGGCAGTAAAAGCTGGGAAACCCATGCGACAGAAATGCAATCCTTTTCTTTCGGTGGGTTTAGTGATTATAGAATGTTGTCTATTATGGATGTAACAAATACCTTAGTAGGGGAAGGAAGTTTTAGTAATGTGTTTACTTCTTTTCACTCATGGAGTCAGAATAATATTTGGTTATTAAATTCATCCTCATCAAGTGCTTTTTTCTGGAGAAGAAATTTAACATTTGCAGCAGGTAGTTGGTTTAATAATTTTAGTCCAACCACAGCAAACACAGGTATAATATCAGTGGCGATAAGAAACCACTACTAAATAAAAACAAAATGACAGGAACAAATTTTATGGCTGCGATTGACGGAGTCTTTTATATTAACGACACAGACGAAGCTACAGGACAATGGTCAGGCTTCTATGTTGCAGAAGATAGCGTAATAGCTAGATTAGAAGTAAACGAAGTTACAGGAACAGACGTTAAGGCGGATTATATTTCAACAGCAGCAACAGCAGTTAAAGCAGGTACTTTAATTACTACAATAGGTGGAGATTACTTTAGCGCAATAACGTTAACTAGCGGATCGGTTGCAGCAATTAGAGGGGTAGGGATATAATGTACGGATTCGGGTTTAGATATAGCGCAGGCGGTATGTCAGCAGGGGAGGGTTCTGTAGCAATAAGCACACCTCAAGATATTTCACTTAGTGAGTTAGTCATTACTGAGGTCGTTGTATCTTGGACTGACGTAGCAGAATCAGTAGACGGATATAAAGTGTATAGACGTTTAACTAGTGTTGGCGGTTCGTGGGGTACGGCTTTGGGAACTATCGCAGAAGCAGTTGGAGTTTACACAGATACTACGGTAGCGTCAGACACAGAATATGATTATAGAGTAAACGCTTATATTGGAGTTGATGAAACAACCGACTCAATTATAGGAGAGAATCAATCAAGCATCACAACAACAGAAGTACAACAAGGACTCTTATTCGCAGATAGCGACAGAATAGCTTATCCTTCTACTAAAACTTATACAGGCACTTTCAATATAAAGGTAGGGATTCAAGGGCTTACAGATGCAAGCGGCTCTACTGGTTTAGTAGGACAGAACGGTGGCTCGTCTAATAGAATACTATTGAGTTTTAGTTTAAATAAAATCAGAGCAAACATCAATGGAGGTGGTTTATTATCTTCTCCGTTATTATCACCTACTTTGGATTTAGCAGATAGGAGAATTTTAGAATTTTACAGAGATGGTTCAGATGACGTTTATTTTGTGGACGGGGATGAATCTGCACAATATTTATTTAATAAATCTGGTAATTTCTTAGTGGATAGTATTTATGTGACAGGAGGATTTGGAACGGCAGGCTATTTATATTATTACCATGATGGAGATAATGAGTGGCTGATAGATGAAGGGTCTGGAGCTAGTTTAACAAGCGTAGACGATTCAACAGTTTTGACTATAACAGCATCAGGAGGATTGAGTTATATTAATGATACAATGTGGACGGCAGTAATCCCGCCTCCAGTTGGATTTATAACGTTTAACAGTTTAAGCGTTTCAGCACGTTCAACCGCAGCATTACAAACAAACATAAATGCCGCCCCTGGTGATTACACAGTAGGCACAGTAGACTATCAAATAGCAGAACTTTATAACGTAGGCGACCATAACCCAGAGGGATATACACACGCAATTATTACAACTATAACAAATGACGTTGCTAATGTTGGGAACTTCTTAACGGCTGACGAATACGAAACAGCTTTAACAGATGTGATACAAAAATTAAAAACAGCAGGGATAACACCTATAATAGCCTTTAGTGGGTCTATGGTTACATCTATTTTACAAGCTGCAAAAGATTATGATTCAACTATTGGAGCTATGTTAAGTGGTGACCCTGAGAATCCTACTCCTGAAAGCGGTTGGGATTTCAACGAGGCAGATGTAGGAGTTGAGGCGGTTATACCTTTGTATGTAACTAAGGCAAATGATGTAGCAACAGCAGAAAGTGTGACATTTATAGATACATTCCAGTACTTTATAGACGGTCAATCAGCCCCTTATTCTTCTTGGATTAGCGCAGACGGTATTCACTTTAGCTCTACTGGATATACTCAATACGGTATTGCAGTAGCTACAGTATTAGACACGTTAGGGTGGACGGGAGTAGAAAAGGTATGTGTATTAGGTGATAGTTTAGGGAATGGAGAAACAACAGCAATATCCAACGCATACAACAGTTAAGTATAAACACCTATAAAAATAAATAGTTTACTTTAGCACAATGGAACACGAAGAAATAATAACATATATTTTAGCAGGGCTTTTAGCGGTTGCAGGTTACTTTCTAAAGAAGGTGCTAACAGATGTAGAGTACTTAAAAAAACAAGACATGCAACACGCATTAACAGAACAAAAAATAGCAAGTAATTTAGATCGGATAGAAAAAAACGAAAGAACAATGTTTAAAAAGTTTACAGCATTACATACTAGAGAAGAAAAGCAAAGAGAGATCAACGAAAGTTTAAAGCTTGCTCTAGCTAGAATAGACGAAAAATTAGACCTACTACTTAAAGCTAAATAATGAAAAGAATTTCAGTTAGTGATAACTTTTATTTAGATGAGTTCATTCATCCTGTAATCTATAAGCAATTTGAATCCGCTTCTATCTGGTATTTAAACCCTCAACTAGTTAAGTTAGTCCAGGCGATTAGAGAAACCTACGGAGAACCTATTTATATCAATACATGGGCAACAGGAGGCAAACTAAAGAATAGCGGTTTAAGAGACTATAAAAACCCTTTAGGAAAGCTTAATAGGTCAAGACATTACTACGGCTTATGTGCAGACTTACACACTAAGGATATAAAGAAACTTCAACAACACGTAGCAGATAACGCTGCTTATTATTTTGAGTTCGGATTGAGGGTGATTGAAGACTTTAAATATACAAAAACATGGCTTCATGTGAGCGTGGAAAATACGGAACTTAACAATGTTCGCTACATAAAACCGTAATTTTTAGTATATTGCGGAAAATCAAACATTATGGAAAAAGGAAGACGCAACGAAAGAATGAGATTAAAAGATGATGAAGTAGGATTGATTACTTATTATCGAAGTCTCAAACAAGGTGTTGATTCAGACACAGAAAACGTTTTAGTTATTGGTGATTTACACGAACCTTTTTGTTTAGATGGTTATTTAGAACACTGTATTTATACATATAATAAGTACGCCTGTAATAGAGTTATCTTTATAGGAGACATTATAGACAATCATTATTCAAGTTATCACGAAACAGATAGTAACGGTTTAGGCGGTCAAGATGAATTAGAGTTCGCTATTAAAAAGATAAGCAAATGGTATAAAGCTTTTCCTAAAGCAGATGTATTAATAGGAAATCACGATAGAATAATAATGCGTAAGGCTCAATCAAGTGCAATACCTACCAAGTGGATTAAGGAATATAAAGACGTTTTAAACACACCAGACTGGAACTTTACTAATGAGGTTATTTATAACTCTGTTAGATATGTTCATGGTGATAAAAGTAGTAAAGCAAAGACAGCCGCTAAAAGAGATATGATGAGTACGGTTACAGGACACTTTCATACAGACCTTTATACTGAGTGGATGTTTGGCAAGACTAGACGTATCTTTGCTATGAGTGTAGGTTGTGGAATTGATTCTAAGTCTTATGCTATGGGTTATATGCAAGGAGGTAAAAAAGAAGCAGTAGCTTGTGGTGTTGTTTTAGACAACGGTAAAACACCTATTAACGTCCCTATGGAGTTATAAAAAACCCCTAGCACTTTGAACAAACAGTTTAGAGTTTTATGCTAGGGGAAACTTAAACTATATGAATACGACAAATATACATAATATAATCGGAAATAATACGATTAACTATAATTAAAGTAACATGAAGAAATATATTTTAGACTTTTTTACAGATTCAAAAGGCAGTATGTCAATGATGCGACTTTGTACTTTTCTTTTAGTTACTTCTGGAATAGTAATAGCTTTTACTTTTAGAGATTATACACTATCTTTAGGGCTTATCACTTTAGGGCTAGGAGGTAAAGCAACACAAAAACATTTAGAAGAATATGAAAGATAAGTTAATTTATATTATACTATTTTTGCTAATTATTAATGTAGCATGGAGTTGGTTAAAACCAGACTCAAAAGACTATTCATATTACCAAACCGAATACAAACACTTAAAAGAAAAAGTTACCAAATTGGGAACTGAGATAAAAAAGATAGACAATGAGATTAATGAAATTAAATCCGAACTGGTTAAGAGTGATAGTATTATTGACGTTGCTAACCGCCCTCAATTGGACAGCTTGCTCACAGGCTTCTTCAATAGGCACAGATAGTATTTGTTTTACTGTCGATCAATCAAAAACTTTACTTAAATTTGCAAGACGTGGAGAAATATGCGACACGTTAATAACAGCCTATGAGAAGAAAACTAAAAGCCTTGAAAGTGTTGTCTATCTTCAAGATGAGGAACTACAACTATCTAGCAGACTTATCACAAGTCAGATGATGCAAATCAAAACCCTTAATCGTAAGGTTCAGAACTTCAAAATACTATCTATTTCACTCGGAGTAGTAGCGACTTTAGAATTAATTTACATCTTGAACAAGTAGTCAAACCCTTATAAACTCTACAATCTTAAAAATAAATTGAAAATAATTGCTATTTTATTTGGTAGATATATATACTTTCTATATATTTACAGTATAGAAACAAACAAAAAACTTTAAATTATGAAAAATCAAGAAACAACTTTAGATGAAATCTTAAACTCAGAATTACTTAATGATATGATTGAACAAGAAGATAAAGATTTAGCAGAAGCAGGATGGACTAGAAAAGAAGTAGAAGAATTTGCTAAATCAATAGTAGGAAAATAAACAACAAGGTGGACCACTTAACAAAGGTCCACCGCTTTAAACAAAGACTATGAAAACAATAATATATAGAACTTTAAAGAATACACAAAAAACAGAGGTAGCTGTTTCGTCATTTTTAAGTGCGGACCAGATAGAACAGTACTTGTATTCATTAATCCAAGTTGGGGATAAAGTAATGACATGGGAATTTAAACAAATAAACAATGAAAAAACTAATTAACATACCTGACAAAATCCATAAACGAATGGAGAAGATAAAAGCCGAAACAGGTCAACCAATAATGGCTCAGATAAGAGAGATATTAATTAAACACTATAAGAAATGACAGACACACAAATAAGCGAACTAACACAGAACGTTATAGATGGTCAAGAAGACCCAGCTAAAGCACTTGATATAGTTTGGAAGATTAAAGAAGGTAACGAATTTGCTACTAAGTGTTGGAATAAAATCCTTGAGGTACTATGGGAAACTAGAACCAAGTACTGTAAAGCAACCTTAATTAAATGGAACGCTTTAAACTCACAGACTCCAAAGATGGAATACAAGACTAATTATAGAAGCCAATGGGTTGAAGCAGAAGACGGTTTTAACTACTCTAGTAATAGGCTAGACAATCAAAGAAGAGATTACAAAAACAGTATAGATCATTTTTAAACTTTAATAAACTAAACATTATGAAAAGCAAACACGAAAAGAATATCTTTGTCGAACTGACAGAACAACAGAAAATTGATATTGAGATGCTATTAACAAAGTCATCTGTAAGAGCTTTAAAAAATCTCAGTAATACTAACACACCTAAAACGGTAGATGATGCCTTAAATGAGCTAACAGACGTCTTAAAAAGCGAATTAGCAGACATTACTTTCAAGCACATGAAGGAATTAGCAGAAAAAGACGAAATAATAGAACAACTTAAACGACAAATAAAATGACAAAAACAGAAACAAAAAGAAAAATAGTTAAAGAGATGGGTAAACCTAAATGGAATCCAGACAAAATAAATCTTTACCTGAATCAATTAGACTTAGCCACAGAAGATATAGATGTACCTTTACAGGATATGATGTTTTTCTCTGCTAGAGTTTGCAACACAACGATTAGAGGTGTAAGAAGTGCATCTAGGTTAAGGCGTAATGTAGTAGCTAGAAACCTTTGTATTAGACAACTTAGGTCAATGGGTTACACCTTAGTGGGGATAGGAGAATTATTTAATAGGAATCATTCTAGTGTTATGCATAGTTTAAACACTATTGAGATGGATATTAGGTTTGACGAATACGCAAAAACAGCTAGTAATAAGTTTGATAAATTACTAGAATTAGAATAAATTAATTAACTTTACAATAAACTAGATTATGAAAAACTTATACAAAGCGTTAGCAGAATTTCAAGAAGAAGTACCTGTTATCCATGAAGACACTAAAGGGTACAATTATACCTACTCTAACATTAATACGATATTTGAAGTAATTAAGCCGATACTGAAAAAACACGGTTTAGCATTTTATCAATATTTAAGTGGTGAGAATTTAGATACAGTTGTATTCCATGTGGAAAGTGGAGAAGAGATTTTAAGCTCAATAGAGATACCTAAAGTTAAATTAGGCTCTATGAATGAATATCAATCTTTAGGTAGTGGAATAACCTATTTAAGACGTTATAGCCTTAGTTGTATGTTAGGACTTATCACAGATAAAGATATAGATGCTAAAGGAGAGGAAGTTAAACCAACTATTAAAAAGATTCTTAAAGTAGGTTCTAAAGAATGGGATAACGTACTAGAAAAGCACCCAGACTTAGACGCAGTTAAAGAAGTTTACCAAGTTACTAAAGAAGTAGCTGAGGAATATTTAAAACAAACAAGTAAATAATAGATTATGAGTTACAAAGTAAAAGGAAATATCACAGCCATAAGTGATACAATGAGTTTCGATAGTGGAGCTAAGAAATTAAGCTTTCAAATAGATTCAGGAAAACAGTATAATAATTTATATTCGTTTGATCTGTTCAAGAACGCAGAGAACCTTAAACACCTGGAGAACTTCTTAGAGTTTAACAAAGTAGGTGATGCGGTAGAAGTAGAATTTAACATTGATTGCAGAGAATATCAAGGTAAATATTATACTAATCTATCTTGTTGGAAGTGTTCTAAAGTAGATAGAGATACAGAAGCTAATGAAACGGTTAAGGCTCATGTAGAATCTGAAGACGATCTTCCGTTTTGAGCAAATAAACTAGCAAATAAATTTGATTTATATGTTCAACCAGGAAGTAGGCCTTTGCCTTAACGGGTTGTGTCCTTCACGTAAAAAGTGTATGAGATATACCGTTAAAAAGCAAGAGTTTAAGACTTACAACGACTTCAAATTCAAAGAAGGAGAAAGTAAATGTAAATTTTTTATATTAAAGTTTGAGCATATAGAATAAATTTTGTATATTTGTACAAGTTGCGGTCTAACATATAAGCAACAAAGGAATTTTAACTAAGCCCTTACAATGAATTGAGACGTTAGACCCTCGAGGATTTGTAAGGGTTTTTTAATTTAAAAGTTTACTGGTATCTTAAAACCTTTATTATTATGGGTATAATATTAAAACACACTTGTTCACTATCTCCTTTAGATTATCTAGGCGTAAAGGCGGAAGATAGATTAATTCTTATTCATGGTGTGTGTCAAGGATCAGAGGTTGAGGTTTATTTAGACATTCCAACCGCTATTAGATTTTCTAAAACAATAAGAACAGAGATTAATAAAGTAAAGGAGGGCACAAATGATTAAGCCAACTAAACGAAAAACCTTTAAGTTTTACAGGTCTTACTTTGATATATTCAATGAGCTTGAAAATGACAAGGATAAACTAACATTTATTAAAGCTCTTTTAGATAAACAATTTTTAGATATTGAGCCAGACTTAAAAGGCTTAGTTAAATTTGCCTACATTAGTCAAGTACACTCAATCGAAAAACAAGTAAAAGGCTGGAAAGACGCTACTGGCGAGGAGTTGACAGGGGTGTACGACCCCCCTAAGGGGCTACCCAAGGCAGACCCCCTACAGGAAGAACAAGTAAAAGAACAAGTAGAAGTAAAAGAACAAGGACAAGAGAGGTTTGATAATTTTTGGAATTTGTATGATAAAAAAATAGGTGACAAAAGTAAAGTCAAAAAGAAGTGGGATAAATTATCTAAAGAAGACCAAGATAAAATTATGGTTTATATTCCAAAATACATAAATTCGCAACCCGACAAAAAGTATAGGAAGAACCCAGAAACATTTTTAAATAATTTAAGTTGGAATGATGAAATCTTAGGAAGTGTTGGAGCTAAGATAACACATGACGCATCAACCTTTTAAGACATGAGCGAATTAAACGGATTTGAAATAGACCAATTTAACCAATACGGGATTAAAGACAGAGCTAAAAGTTCTACTTGTCCTAAATGTTCAGAGCATAGAAAGAAGAAAACGGATAAATGTTTGTCTGTGTTTTGGGATACGGGTTTAGGAATGTGTAACCATTGCGGAGAATTGATCCAACTACACACCTACAAGAAAAAAGATGCCGAGATAGTTTACATTAAACCAGAGTGGAATAGAACAACACTTTCAGATAAGTGTGTTAAATGGTTTTTCTCTAGAGGTATTACACAGTTAACTTTAAATAGGTGTAGAATAACAGAGGGTATGGAATGGATGCCACAAACAAGTAAAGAAGAAAACACTATTCACTTCAATTACTTTCTAAATGATGAATTGATAAACACAAAGTACAGAGATGGCAGAAAGAACTTCAAACTCTTCAAAGGAGCTGAGAAGATATTTTACAATATTGACGCTATACGGACAGATGTTACTTGTATAATTGTTGAAGGTGAAATAGATGTACTGAGCTTTATAGAATCAGGACTTCATAACGTAGTAAGCGTGCCAAATGGATTTAATTTACAAGGTAATGTTAACCTAGACTACCTAGATAACTACTTAGAATACTTCGATAATAAAGAAAAAATCTATTTAGCTTTAGATAATGATGAAGCAGGTCTAAAAGGTAGAGCAGAATTTGTAAGGCGGTTAGGTTCTGAAAGATGCTACCTAGTGGATTTTAAAGACTGTAAAGATGCGAATGAGTATTTAGTTAAGTACGGTGCAGAAGAGCTTAAAAACTGTATTAGTAATGCTCAGATAACACCGTTAGAGAATGTTAAACAGTTAAGCGACTATTCAAAAGACTTAGATAATTTTTGGGTTAATGGACTTCCAAAAGGAATGCTAACAGGAATGACTTGTTTTGATGACATATTTTCTGCCGAACTTGGGCAATATACTTTAGTTACTGGTGTGCCTCAGTCTGGCAAGTCCGAATGGTTAGACCAAATAATTGTTAAGTACAATTTATCTTCTAAAAATAAAGTAGGTTTTGTATCAATAGAAAACGAACCTTTTATATTTCACTATGATAAATTAGCTCAAAAGCTTTACGGAAGAAGACCAGAAGCAAAAAACATAGGCACAAAAGAACTAGAAGAGGTGAAGAGTTACATAAATGACAACTTTTTTCATGTGCATTTTGACAAAAGATACTACCTGGAGGAAGTGCTTTCTAAGTTTAGGGAGTTGACTAGAAGAAAAGGCTGTAGAATCTTTGTGATTGATCCGTTTAATAAGGTTAAACTGAAAGACCATATAACAAGTATTAACGATTTTACAAATGAGTACCACACGCAAATAGATGCTTTTGTAAAAGAAACTAATTCTCACTTATTCTTAGTAGCTCATCCAAATAAAACAGAACAAGCAGACGGAAGTGAGAGTACTTTTAAGATGCCAAACGCATACAACATAAAAGGAGGAGGAGAACACTTTGATATGAGTTACAACGTTCTAGGAGTTAACCGAATTTATGAACAAAAGATAGTTCAAATTAAGACGTTGAAAGTTAAGTTTAAGCACTTAGGAGAACAACAAAAGAATGTTTATTATAGTTACAACACGGTTAACGGAAGATACGAAGACTTAGAATATCAACCAATGGACATAGATTTTTCTTCTGTTATCAATGCAAAATCGTTAGATTATAGCAACTGGCTAACTCCAGAGTATGAACAGTTAGAGGTGATAAAACCTAATACCGCCTTTGAAAACTCAGTAGAGAAAGCAAAAGAAGATTTAGAATATGAATGGTTAACTAAAGACCCTAAAGAATTAGACTTTTAAAATTAATTACTATATTTAAACTAAAAACTATGAACTATAACAAAATAACAAACGTGTATGTAACAGGAATAGACACAAAGGACTATCCAGACTTTTCAGATGCTTACATAGAGAGTGCAGACTATGACGGTAAACCAATGACAGAAGAACAGTTAGATATTATCAATGAAGATACTAGCTATGTTTATGACTGTCTATTAAATCAAATAAACTAAAAGATTATGAAGAACTTAGAAGAACAATTGAAACCGTACATAAGAGATTGTAAAAACGATTCTACAATATTCAATACTGATAAGTGGATTAAGTATGAGGATGTATTAAAAGTAGCCAACTCCCTCACCTCTGATAAGATAAAGGTAGATGATGAGGGGAAAGAATTGGATTATGTTTTTAAATCTGATTATGGACTTGATGCGCCAGAATTTAACTCAGACAATCCAAAACCACAAGAACTGTATCAACACGATTTAGAAAAATACCAACAAGCCAAATCCCTCCCTGAGTGGATAGAAAGCATTAAGGAGGAAAGAGAACGAGCAAGTAAATTGATTCAATTAAGAGGTCAACAAAAGGCTGATTTAGGATATGACTTGAAACAAGCAACCGACAAGATAAAGGAGCTTGAATTATCTGAATCAATTTATTTAGACAAGATAAAAGAACTAAAACAATCCCACAAAGAACGAATAGATAGAGATTTAAAAGCCCAAGCCGAAACTGTTAAGGCTTATGAGGATAAGATTGATAGAATGAAAGAACAACGAGAGAACGACATGAGGTATGTATTTGAAGGATTTGACCCATACGATTCATTTGAAAGACAATTCAAAGAGTATATTTCCTAACCAATAACCAATAAAGATAAGATTATGAAACAATTTACAGCACTTGAAAAACTATTCTTACTTGTATTTCTTTGTCAAACAGTATTTTTTATATTCAACTGTTTTGATAGAGATAAATTAAGAGATGAAATCCACACAAACAATCAAAAAATAATAAACCACCAATAACCAATAAAGATAAGATTATGGAAATCGAGATAATACTTTTAATTATAGCATATATTATTCTATGGAGAAAAGTAGACAGATTAAGTTAACCCCTCCAATTAGAGATAAACAAAAAGAGATATGAAAGAGAGACCAAAATTAAAACCAGAATATCTAGTTATACAGCCTACAACAGAACACGAACCGAAAGACGTAAGCAAGTACCTTTGGTTAGTTATGGCTTTGATATTATCTACAGGATATATCTTAGAAGGTTATGAAACTAAAGAGGAAACTAGATACGCTCCGCATATTTGGGAAGGTAAAGGATATATTATAGATATGCAACCAGTATTAATAGATGAAAATTGTACAAGATGAAAGGTCAAGAGGTTTTATTTAGTTCTCAATCTGATTCATGGAGTACACCGATAGGATTAAAAAACGAATTGGACAAGGAATTTAATTTTGACTTCGACCCTTGTCCTTTAGATCTGAATCCAAAACTATCTATAACTTTATTTGATACAGACAAAGAAAAGAAAGAAGTATTTAATGGGCTTAATGTAGATTGGGGGAGTTCTAACTTTGTTAACCCTCCTTACTCAGACATTAGTAACTGGATGGTAAAAGCCTACAACGAATTTAAAAAAGATAAAACAGTAGTATTATTAGTACCAAGTAGAACAGATACAAAATGGTTTCATAAATATTGCTTACCTTACGCAACAGAAATAAGATTTATAAAAGGACGGTTAAAGTTTGGAGACGCTAAAAACTCCGCACCGTTCCCTTCAATGTTAATAATATTTAAAGCATGAACCTACTAAGACAAGTAACATTAGACCGATCAAACAGAAAAAAAGACCGTTCTGTAAGTTTAACCTTCACAACCCAACTTGAACAATCTACAGAGCAGTTTATGGAAGTAGACAGAATAGATGGTCAAAGCGGTGTGTTGTATTTTAAACCAGACGGAACACTAACCCAAAAAGAGATAGACGAAATAGATAATGTAGATGTAGAAGTAGAGGGTAAATCTAAATCTCAAAGGTTAAGAAATGTTTTGTATATTTACCGAGAACAGAATCCACAGATAGAAGAAAACTTTAAGGTATTCTATGCTAACGAAATGGAGAAGATAATACAACACTATAAAGATAAACTAGATGCCTAAAGCAAAAACAGCAGGACAACTTATAAAGAAACTCCAAATAGTTTTTAATGCTTATATTCGTGAACGGGATAAAGATAAGCCTTGTATTAGTTGCGGAAAATATGTAGAGAAGAAAGACGCAGGGCATTTTTTCGCTGTAGGTGGTTACTCTGGTTTAAGATTTGATGAAGATAATGTACACGGCGAGTGCCCTTATTGTAACCGATATGATGAAAGCCACTTAATAGGTTATGCTGAGAATCTTAAAATTAAGATAGGAGAACAAGACTACCAAGCTTTAAAAGACAGAGCAGCCGATTATAAAAAGAACGGTTATAAGTTTGGAAGAGTAGAATTAAGAGAGATGATTGAGAAGTATAAAGGCTAATGATCGTGTAAAATTATGTACGTTCATCTTTGATGAATGGATTTTACATGAAGTTAGATTTTTTTATTATATTTGCAATATGTCGTATAAAACCAACCAACAAACAAAAGCCTACATAGATAAAAGAGTAAGAGAGATAGTAGAAACTATATCACCTATTATCAATTCAACAGACTGCACGGTTAAAGAATTAAGAGCAGGAATAAAGCGAGAGAAAGAACTTAAACGGGAGATAAAAGCAAAGGATAAGGAGTATTATAATGAGCTTTTTGAGTTGGACTAATGAGAACAATAGAAACAGACATAAGAGTAGTTAACCCAGAAGATTTAACATGGAATGATTTAAGAACCTATGCAAAAGCGAAAGGAATTAATACACTTCATTTAACTAAATCTGAAATACTTAAACGACTGAAGAAATGAAACTAACAGATAAAATAGAGATAACCAACGAAGATAATATGGCTTTAATGTCAAGATATGAAGACAATCATTTTGATTTAGCTATCGTAGACCCTCCTTATGGATTAAGCTATGAAAGTAGAGTTTTTAAAGATGGTAAAAAATGGGATGACAATATACCACAAAAAGAATATTTTACAGAATTGTTGCGAGTATCTAAGAATCAAATTATTTGGGGTGGAAATTTTTTTCTTGATTATTTAGGCGCTACAAAATCAATGATTGTTTGGGATAAAAAAGATACTGCGAGAAATGGTCTTTGGAAATCTGAATTGGCTTGGTGCAGCACAGATAAAGGGAGTTATATTTATAGGCACAAGCAAATAGGTAAAAGAGGTTTTTACTTAGTTGAATGTGAAAGAATACACCCAACGCAGAAGCCGATTGCATTGTATGAATGGTTATTAAAAAATTATGCGAGTGAGGGTGATAAAATCCTAGACACTCACCTAGGCTCTGGCTCAATCGCTTTAGCTTGTCACGATAGAGGGTTTAATCTAACCGCCTGTGAATTAGATAAAGATTATTTTGAAGCAGCAATCAAAAGAATAAACAATCACACCGCACAGCAGACTATATTTGATGTAATATGATAAGTGTAATAGTTCCATATAATATCGATAGGGGTTATCTAGGTGAAGCTTTAAACTCGATCCACCAACAAACATACAAAGATTTTGAGATAGTTTTAAGCCATTCTCCTAACTCAGGAGGGTATAACATGAATAGAGGGATAGAGAAAGCTAAAGGAGAGTACTTAAAATATCTCTGTGAAGACGACTTATTAACACCGAATTGTTTACAAGATTCTTTAGACGCTATTAAGGGGTTTGACTTTATACATGGCAGAGGGATAAATCTATTTGAAGACGGAGTAGAAACACCGTACACCATGACTAATCCATACGCACAGTTAAGCTCTATGTTGGTTCAGAATGGAATTAACGGAGGCTCAACGCTTTATAGGACTGAGATATTTAAGAAGGTTAAATGGGATGAAGAACTTTGGACTGGCGGTGAGTATGATTTTAACTTAAAATTGTTATCTTTAGGCTATCGTTTAGGATTCTGTGATAAGATACTGTATAAATACAGGCGACATGATTTGCAGAAGTCACTAGGAAACACTAGCTTTGAGTATCAAGAAGCCAGAGCGAAACAAATAGAAATGATTAGAAATAGATATAGATGATACACAAGACATCTATAATAGACCCAACCGCCAAGATAGGAATAGGCACAACTATTAAAGAGTTTGTGGTTATCCGTAAAGATGTTATAATAGGTTCTGAATGTTATATTGATTCTCATTGTTGTTTTACAGGAAGTTCCCAAATTGGGAACAACGTTACTATTAGAAATCATGGTATAATTGCAAGAGGTGTAGAGATAGGAGATAATACTTTTATCAGTCCACAAGTAATGTTTCAAAACTTAGACACAGATAAAGAGACTAAAGGCGGTGCTAAGATTGGTTCTAATTGTTTTATAGGTACTAACGTTACAATAAAGGAAGGAATAACTATATGCGATAATGTAACCATAGGCTCGAAGTCTTACGTTAATAAAGATATTAAAGAACCTGGAGTGTATTACGGCAACCCAATAAGTAAGAGATGAAGAAAGAAAAAGAGTTCTATAAAAGAAGATACCATCCACAAAGAAACTTTAGTAAAGCAAATGTAAGGCTTTATAATCTCATCTTAGACTTAGATGTTAAGACTATCTTTGAGTTTGGTTGTGGTGTTGGGAGACATTTAGAGCGTTTAAGTGATTGGGGTTATGATGTAGCTGGAATGGATATATCTAACCAATGTATAAAGGAAGCAAAAGAGAACGGTTTAAAAGTATTTACAGGAGATGAGATTATAAAGCCTTACATTTGCTTTACTAAAGTTTCTTTGTGGATGGTATCT